TTCAACAAACACCTTCCAGTTATTAAATCAAAACAATACGTTCTTCACACCTTTTGGAAACAATATATCAAAGAGTGATGTAGTAAAGATATGCATTGATAGGGTTGCGAGCCAGTGTGCGAAACTCAAACCAAGATACATTAAAACTGAAGCAGACAAGACAGTGACCGAAAAACAAGGTCGATTGTCTTTTCTTTTGAAGCATAAGCCTAACTCACTCATGACACCCTATGATTTCATCTATAAAGTGATTACGTTGTTGATGCTGAATGATAACGCATTTGTTTATCCGATGTTTGATTCTACCAATGGTGGACTCAAAGCACTCTATCCACTAAGACCCATCATGGTTGAAGCAGTCGTTGATAACGCTGATGGATACTATTTGAAATTCTACTTTGACGATGGCCAGCAATTCATACTACCTTATGAGAATGTCATTCATCTGAGAAAGCATTTCGCTTCCAATGACCTCTTTGGTGGGAATGGATCATCAGGCGATCATGAAGCAATCTTGAAGACTATATCAATCAATGAAAATGTACTTCAAGGGATTGATAATGCTGTCAAATCATCTATGCAGATTCGAGGAATCATTAAGATGAATGGGATGTTATCCGAAGGTGACAAAAAGAAGCAGCGAGAGTTGTTTGACACAGCACTTAATGATTCTATCCATTCAAAAGGAAGTTCAATCATCCCAGTTGATTTAAAGTCCGAGTATGTTCCATTAACTGTCGATCCAAAGTTGATTGACAAGGAAACACTCGAATTTCTACAATCCAAGATACTCGATTATTTTGGTGTATCAGCACCAATCTTCGCTAATAAATACAGTGAAGAAGATTTTAACTCGTTTTATGAGTCAACCATTGAGCCTCTAGCCATTCAGCTATCAGAGGCTTTTTCTTTGGGACTGCTTACTGAAAATGAGTTGATGCGTGGTGAAGAGATTATTTTTTATAGCGAACGATTGCAGTATGCAAGCTGGAATACAAAAGTGAGTGCCATCGAAAAACTGATGAGCCTAGGGATCATGACCTTAAATGAATCCAGAGCATTGCTTGGACTAGAACCTATTTTAGGTGGAAACAAGCGACTGCAATCGCTCAACTTTGTGGATGCAGATAAGGCAAACAAATACCAAGTAGGAGAGGATAAAAACAATGAAAGTAACAGTTAATGGAACCATATCAAAAGAAGCACTCAAAGTGATTTTAGATACACAGAAAAATAAAACTCAAATCATTGATGAGTTTTGCAAAGAGCATAAGATTACAAGTTTTCACTACAAGGATTCAGAACTTGAATATTTTGTAGAAGGGAAACTAAATAAACCCAAAATAGAGGTGAGAACCAATGATTAAAGAAGTTAGATTAGCGGATGTTAAGTTCGAAGAAGCTGAAGGTAAGATGACGCTTGAAGGTTATGCAATCATATTCAATCAAGAGACGTTAATCGGCAACGAAGAGCATGGTTTTATGGAGTCTATTGATCATCGAGCACTACAAAATGCTCAAATGAAGGATGTCCCGATGAAATATAATCATATGGACTCATTCCTAATCATCGCCCGTACCAAGAATAAATCACTGACGCTATCGGTCGACAACATTGGCTTGAAAGTACAAGCAGAATTAGTCGACACGCAATCCAACCAAGACATCTACAAAATGGTCCGAAGCGGACTACTTGATAAGATGAGTTTTGCTTTCACTGTTGAAGAACAGTCCTGGAACAAAGAAGGCAAAATACCTAAACGTACCATTACAAAAATCGGAAGGCTCTATGATGTCTCAGTGGTAGACACACCGGCTTACGATTCAACTAGTATATATGCTCGTTCTTTAGAATCTATGGATGTAGAACTGAAGGCTATGGAATTAGAAGAGCAGAAAAAACATGTTGATGTGATGAAGAAGAAAATTCGTATCAAAACAAATTACTAAAACTCTAAAGGAGAGAAAAAACATGAATCTAGAAAAAAGACGTAAAGAAATCGAAACACGTTTAACTGAAATTCGTTCCCTAGTTGAAGCGGAATCAGATGTAACAAAACTTGAAGCATTCGATACCGAATGCAATACCCTACAAGAGGAACGCTCTGTCATCGATAAAAAGATGATGATTGCATCCAAAGTAGAGATCAAACCTATTGTCATTGATGCACGTTCTGATATCAAGGAAACGTTGGAACTTCGGGGTAAACAACTCCGTGAAAATCGTGTGATTCAAGTGTCAAGCACGGAAGTATTAGTTCCTGAAACAGTATCTAATGGCTTAGCACCAGTTCCATATGCACAAGTATCCACTCTTGTTGATAAAGTCAACATCATCAACTTAAATGGTGGAGAAACGTATAAGAAATCATTTGTGAAATCAAATGGCACTGCAGGAACGACTCTAGAAGGTCAACCTTACAGTGAAACTGAACCTGCATTTGGCTATGTCACAATTACCAAAGTCAAGATTACAGCTTATACCGAAATCACAGAAGAACTCGAAAAGCTTCCAAGCATTCCTTACCAGTCTGAGGTTCTCAAGAACATCAATGTATCACTCAAGAAGAAAATCTCGGAACAAATCCTTCGTGGTGCTGGTACTTCCAACACATTCACAGGGATCTTCAGTGATCAAGCAATTGCACTAGCAGATACGACACCAGTCGAACTTTCAGCAATCACTGATACCACACTTGATGACATTATCTTCGCTTATGGTGGGGATGAAGAAGTTGAGGGTGGAGCTGTCCTTATCTTGAATAAGAATGACCTTCGTGCGTTCGCAGGGCTTCGTACATCTGAAGGACGTAAAGTTCATACGGTTGATTACATCAGTCAAACCATTGATGGCATTCCTTACGTAATCAACTCGAATTGTAAAGCAATCGCTGACAGTGCGACTGTAGCTGGTGAATACGCAATGGCATATGGTTCTCTCAAGAACTATGAAGTACCTATCTTCTCACCGGTTGAAATCGGCAAGTCAACAGATTACAAATTTAAAGATGGCATTATCTGCTACAAAGCATCAGTGTTCACTGGCGGTAATGTCGTAGGTTATAAAGGCTTCCTACGTATCAAGAAGAAAGCTGCTGCCTAATCGGAGGAACTAAATCATGGCCATACTGGATACAGTAAAGAAATCACTCTTAATTCCTCTATCAGAAACCTATGCTGATGAGGAGTTATTATCTCATATTGAGGCGTGTAAGGAACTGATTCGTTCTGTTGGTGTGGCTGATGAAGTTGTAAATGGTGAGGGAGTCCCGATTGTGGATTCCCTTATCCTTATTTACTGCAAGACCTTCTTTGGTTTTAAGAACGATGGATCCGTGAAGGAACTGCCTAAGAGTTTTGAAATGCTCGTCAGACAGCTATCATTTACGAAAGGAAGTACACCTTAATGTTTCCTAGCTCACCCAACACCAGATTGACATTACTTAAACTTGATGGTACCCCAGATACAATCGGCAATCGAAAACAGACACTCATCAGTTCAAAAGAAGTTATAGGGATGAATTTCTCTGTAACTTCAAAAGAATTTTATGAAAGCAAGAAAACAGATATCCGAATCGATGTCGCACTACGCATCCAAAGTTTTTTATATGATGGCAGCAGACATGCACTAATTGATTCAAAGATTTATAAGATTGAACGTACCTATATCAGCGGGCAGTTCATTGAATTATATTTAGTTGAAACTAGAATCAAACGAGGTGACATCGTTGGTCTCCTTGGATGAGTTAGGCATACGAATCGGAGAACTTGTCGAAGCGTATACGGACGATATCAAAGAAGCGATGGAAAAAGTGCTTGATGAAACAGCTGAAAAGGTACTCACCTATATTCAATCAAAAGCACCGAGAAGTGGCCAAGCTTACGGATTTGCTGACTCATTTGTCGCAATCCCCGAAGGGCAAGGTATCAACAAGCGAATCGCTATTTATTCGAGTAATAAAGGAAGGTTAACGCACCTACTTGAGTTTGGATTTACACATCGAGGTGGTAAGTTTGTAGGACCACGTCCATTCATGCGTCCAGCTTTCGATGCATTCGCACCGGATATGGTGGAGCAAATCAAATCGATTATTGAAAGAGGTGGATCTTCATGAGTTTTTTGGAACAAATATTCCAGGTACTTAATGGTGTTTTATTCAACAGGGTCACCTATGGAACGAACATTGTTGATGCAAATGAACTACATGTGTATCCATTTATTGTCTATCAAGAAATCAGCGATAGAGTTCAAACTTATGCAGATAACAAGTCAGCCCTCCGTATCATCACCTACCAAATCACACTTGTCACAGAATCAAAGGAACCCACAATTGAAGAACAATTAGAATCAGCACTATATCAATCTGGGTTTAATTATCAAATGATTACCGAGTACGTCAATGACGATAACTCGATTAATCGTGTTTATGAAATCAAACAGGAGGAAATAAAATATGAGTAATAAAGTCACATTCGGACTTACCAATGTTCACTATGCACTCGCTACGATTGGAACGGATGGTTCCTGGACTTTTGGAACGCCTAAGCGTCTGGTCGGTGCTCAAGAAATCACCACTGAAATCATCGGTGGTAGTTCACAAGTCTATGCAGACGATAAGGTTATCGCAACCCTGGTATCCAATTCAGGCTCAACCGTCACTCTCAAATTTACTGAGATTGATGATGAATTTAAGAAGGATATCTTTGGATTCAAGACAGACACCAATGGTAATTTTGTCGAAGTGGTCAACAATGAAACCAAGACATTCGCATTGGGTTATGAGATTCAAGGCGATGCAAAAGCACGTCGTATTTGGTATTACCTATGTACAGCAACACCTGGAGGAGACGCAAGCAAATCGAAAGCTGACTCTATTGAAGCGAATTCAATCTCACTTAACATCACTGCTCGTCCGATCGAATCAGGAAACAATCTGATCCTTAGAGTTATCGCAAGTGTTGGAGATACGAACTACACGAACTTCTTATCAACATCCCCAGTACTACCAACATTCATCTAAGGAGCGTTGAACTATGGAAAAAGTTATCAAACTTGGTGACAAGGAGTATAAACTCCACTCGTCACTTTTTACAATCATTGATTATCGCAACGTGTTCGGTTCTGAACTTTTCAGTGATATCAAAAAACTTGAAAAGGGTAAGAACATCAAAGAAGAAGATTTCTCACTTGTGATCGATACGATCTTTCGGATTATCTATGTTCTTCATAGACCTTTCAGCAAGACATCCTATAACGATTTCTTAATGGCTTTGGATTTTGGTATCCTAAGTGACACAGAAGAACTAGGTATCTTATCTCAGACCATCGGAGAGATGTTAGGGACTCTCCAAAAAGGCACCAAACCATCCCCACAGTCTAAATGATGAGCCAGAGTTTGGTGCAACCTCAAATATTATCTTTAACTTGGCTCATCTAGGCGTATCGATTGAAGATTCGAAGTATTTTGATTTAACGACATACTTTGAATTGGTTCAACTTGAAATGAAAGTCATATCTGGAAGTAGTGATACAAAAAAAGCTTCACAAGCGGATATTGATAGGTTTTTGATTTATAGAAGTTAGGAGGTGAGTAAAGATGGCAGAAACAGTCAAAGGCCTAAACATTAAGTTAAGCCTTGATGGTAAAGATTTAGAGAACGAACTTAAAGAGATTCAATCAGATCTCAAAGA